GTAGACAGATTCAGGGAACTTCTCGCTAAAGAGATGGAGCTTAAGGCCCTACCTCCTCCCAAGCCAGTACCTCCACCTGCCAACCCCGCATCTATACTCCCCCTTCTCCAACCCTCTGCCCTTGGTAATCTTCCTGCTGGTAAGGTGTCCAATTCCGCCCACCACCTTGTTAAACAGGTTGTGGTGGATGACCATGCTTCCCACCCACATCCCCCCCAAGCCCCTGTTGACAGCTGCCAGAGTGCAAAGAACGCCCTCAGAGCTTTACCTGGAGCTGCTCCCCTAAGAAAGGAGTTCCAGGATAATACTTCCATAGTTCCTAGCTCAGGTTGGGTCGACGTGCCTCCGTCTTCCCCTATCTCCTCTACCTCGTCTTCCATTGGACCTCCCCTTTACCAGATCCCTAGCGACTGTTATCATAGGAGCCAACCAGGTGACAAGCCCCCTGGGTTTGTCCCACATAGTGGCACACTTGGTGACCCTGATTTGTATTCAGATTATCCTTGGGATCCCGCCAAGGGCGTCTTTTCTGAAAGGAATCCTTCCTTTCATGGACGCGTTGATGATCGTATCCTGGAGCAAAAAGACAATGAGCCCGATCCACTTGAATCGGGCCAACCAATGGCCGCAGGTCCAGCCCAACCTGCAGACCCTGTCCTCTCCCCCCTCATTCACGATGTGAAAACCATTGCACCTGCTCCTGCTTCTCCCACCGGGAACGGAACCTTTGCTGATGCCCAGCCCTCATGGCCACAGCATATCGATGGGCATAACCCAATGGACGGGAAGAAGCCTAAGATCAGACTACACCCCTGTTGGGGGGTTATCTTTCTCCAAGTGAAGATGTCATGGCTCGAACTTATGATTACCAAACTCATAAGTTACCACAAGGTCACTATCCTCATCCCAACATTGTACATACTTTACCTCTTCTCAATGGTTCCCACTCTTACAGGGACCAGAGTTCATATTCCACTAGCCATAATTGTACTTATTCTCACTATTATCTACGGTCTCCACTCCGAATCCCAAGTAACAGACTCCCTTCCTAAATTTCCAACACTCACGGGGAATGTCTCTCCGCGCAGACAAATACATAGGTTTGGTGCTTGGGTAGGCATACTAGATGACCCCTTCATGCGAAGACTCTATAATAGAATAACCGAGGAATGGAACATTCTGAAGGCCACAATAATCAATCCGACAGTTCCCTTACTGCCAGCAACCTCTGAGGTCTTTGAATCTACCCTCTGTCTGTACACCACATTAGGCTACAACGCTTATTGCCACGCCTTAGTATACACAGAGGTCATTGACAAGGTCACTGATTACTTTGTAGCCTCAGGAAATAAATTTGTACAACGTGCTACTTTTAGCACCAAGGGTGGTCAAGAATTTCCCACCGCCCAATATGAGGTTGATTCTGAGGTTATGCAGAACAGCCTCGACGTTGCCTATAACCAATGGGCAAGTCGGTGTCAATTCTCGTCTATGGTTGGTGTGACTCCTAAGTGGCAGTCAAACTAGCCCTCCTTGGCGCCGCATACGGACTCAATTTTACCGGGTTTTATAAACTCTATGGAAGTGAGAACCGTGTAACAAAGCTATTTATCGATTCCCGGATTTTTAGTTGCGCCAAGGACACATATTGTCGGGATATTTACGGCAGGATTAATTTAGACCACCCAAGATGCCCTTCTTGCACCTTACCAACGTACTGTACCCGCATCTCCGAAAATAGGGTCAGATTAGAACACCCAGAATGCGAGGGTGAAAAACCCAAAACCTTTTCACGGGATAAAACTTACACCCCTCGGACTATTTTCAAGTCCGTGTGGCGTGGTTTCTATTCTACCCGCTCTCTCTATGGAATCAGTCCTAGAAATGTTGCTGATGCCTTCCTTTACAGGCTCTCCGCCGCACGAGAGGAGTCTCTGCTCCGCCATGCCTCGCTCTTTCAGAACCAGAGCATTGCTACAACATTACCTGCCTATAAGCTCCTTATACAGGAATTGAGGGATGTTGTTCTGTCTGGCAGAACAGATGTAATGGAGTACACAGCTGCCTATGCCACTGATCCAACCAGACCCAAGTTCAAACTCTATTCCCGGACTTGGGATCTTATTATACAGACGGGCCTTATCGTATCACTTATTTGGATGATAGGTAGGGACCGTATTTCTCAAGCTCTGGCTATTGCCAAGGAAGGCTGTTCTTGCAAATTTAAGAACGAATGGGCCAAATTTGGCAAGTTCGGCAGGAACGTAGTCGATCTTGGCACCCCCGCTGCCATCCAATGTGGTGCTTGTGCCCAAATTTTCATGGGCGCCCTCAAAGCTGTTTCCGTCAACCATCAAGATCTCTGGACCTATGTGGCTGACGGGTCACTTTTAAGCATGTCTGTTGGTGCACGTCGTGTTTGGGAAACTAACTGTTTCCACATGATGTTTAAGGGAGATGACGGATGCGTCGGAATATTTACTACTGATGGCATTAAAGTCTTTGATATTGATATCAAAGGTGCTGACGGTAGTGCCGGGCCAACCATTTTCACCACCTTCCTCGACACTTTTTCCGGTACATCCTGGGCTACCTTAGCATACGCTGCCGTCAAGCAATGCTCTTGCCCGATTACCATTACGAACCCTTACTACAACTGGATTATGGAATTTACCCCCACAATTCCTATCCTATATAGTGGAAGTGTTCTGACTGTCATTATCAACAACCTGGGAAGCTTGTTGATATGTTACCATATCCAATCACAACTGGTAAACCTTGGCAGGTACCCCACCCCCGCTGAGTCAGAAAAACTTATCATTGCATCAGCTGAGTCCGCTGGCTACTTGGTTACCATGAAACCTGCACCTTATCCAGAGATAATGCAGTTTCTCAAGTACTCATTTACCAGCGATCAATACCTGCCCTTTCTCAATCTAGCAGTCATCTTTCGTGCCATCGGAAGTTGCGACGGATTGGCTCCTGAACACCCCTTAGGGGCGCAATATGGAATGATAGAGAGGGATTCCCAGGTAATGACTGGCTTTAAATGGGCAGGTGACCACCCGGTCACTGCCGCCTTACGTAGACAACTTGTTGTCTCATGGGCTAGAACGCCAACTCCTGATGTCTCGCTACACACACACTATTTCACCACCGTCGCTATCAACGATGTTTCCCGCATAATTTCCTGCGAGAGCATTAAGAGGAGGTATAACTTCTCAGATGATGACATCCGCATACTAATATCCATGATTGATAGTATGCACCTTGGGATTACCGTTAACTCACCACAAGTCGAAG